TACATGGCCTCACAGCAGGAATTGCTTGCTCCAAGCCGAGAGCGTTCAATGGCGCAGTTGCAGAACACTTTGTTCCAGCAAGGGCGTGGCGGGTTAAGTGTTGGCGCAACTGGTGCGCGTCCAAGCGGCGCGGCTGGCCTTGGTGCTACCACTCCAGAACTGGAAGCGTACTACAACGCACAAGCCCAGCAAGACGCAGGCTTGGCAGCGCAAGCGCAACAAGCTGGTCAACAGCAAGCCTCTTTTGGCGCAGGTCTGTTAGGCCAAGGCCAAGCGCTAGGCCAAAGCCAAGTCGGATTTGGTGCTGGTCTATTGAGCCAACAACAAGCGGCAGAAGCTGCTCGTGCAAGCCTTGGCGCGGGTCTTACCGCACAGCAACAGGCGTTAGGTCAAGGCCAAATCGGATTTGGCGCTGGAATATTGAATCAGCAACAAGCAGCAGAAGCGGCGCGTGTGGGATTGGGTGCAGGGCTTACCGCTCAACAGCAGGCATTGGGACAAGGCCAGATTGGTTTTGGTGCGGGACTGTTGAGCCAACAGCAAGCGCAAGAGGCACAGCGCCTTGGCCTTGGCTCGGCGTTCACGGCGCAACAGCAGGCACTAGAGCAAGGACGTTATGGTTTTGGCTCAGACCTTCTTGCCCGTCAGCAAGCTATGGATCAAGGTCGCGCCAGCTTTGGTGCTGGTTTGTTCGGCACTGGTGGCAACTTAATTACGCAAGGCTATCAAGGACAGGTTGGTGCTTTGTCGCCTTACCAAGCCTATCTACAAGGCGCTACAGGGCTAGAGTCACTGGGACAGCAATCACTAAATCAAGGCATCAATATCGGCACCAGAGGAATGAGTCCTAGCGCAGCAAATGCTTTGTATGGTGGTGGCATGGCATCGGCAGGCAGCAATGCGGCTGCTAACGCTTACAACCCGTTTGCTACTGCTTTGCAAGGTGTCTCTCAAAACCCTCAACTAGCAAACAGCATACAAAATCTATTTGGTGGCGGTAGAAGCCCTGGCTTTGTTGATTACACGACAACAGGCAATGCCTTTAGTCTTTCGCCGTACTATCAAAACCGTTTATTCGGTTCGTTTGGAACATAGGAGTAATCATGGCAACAAATATTGTCCAATCACTTTTTGGCGTTAGCCCTGAGTCCTATCAGCAGGAGCAGTCTGCTATGGCTGACCAGCGGGCAATGCAGTACGCTAGATTAGACCCATTCCAACAAGCTAACTACGGTATTGCTCGTGGTGCTTATGGCTTGGCTGGTGCCGTGGGTGGTGCGCTTGGAGGACAAGACCCTGAGTTGCAGAAGATTAGCGCACGAAATTCCATAGCCAAACAGATTGATTTTTCCGATCTGAATTCCATAGCGCAAGGCGTACAAATGTTGGGCAGTTCTGGCGACACAGTTGGCGCTATGCAGTTGCAACAAATTCTTCTTGACCAACAAGCTAAATTAGCGTCTATTGGCAAGGATGAAGCGGCTGGGCAAGCGTCATTGGCCGCTGCTAAACGAGAAAGAACACCGCCAGCAGCGCCCACGACCAACGACTTGACCAACGCCCGCGCTATTGCAGCGCTGGCAGGGCCAGAAGGCTCGCCTGAGTACATAAATGCTTTCAATAAAGAGTACGCTCGGCTGACTACAAAAGAGCCTAAAGATATTAAAGACCCTCGTTTTGGCGTAGACCGTGAAGCCATAGCTGAAGAAATGTATGAATCGTCTTTTGCTGGATTAACAAAAGAGCAAAAAGCTGCTGTTAACAAGCGCCTTGAAGAAGAAAGCGGGCGAAAAGCTGAGAAAGGCGCAGCAAAACTTACCAACGTCATGCCAGGTACAAGCGCGTTGGTTGATATACCAGCTTTCCGCGCTAAGGTTCAAGGAACTATTGATCCGCAACTAAAAACTGTTAACGCAACCGATCAAGCATTGCAAGCCATTGAAGATTCGTTGTCTACAGGAAACTTTGCTTCTTACCGTGCTGCACAAGTGCAGTTTGCCAGAGCCATTGCCGGTGCAGGAGATTTAAGCCAACGCGAACTTAAAGCAGCCGGTGCTGACCCGTCTTTATTGGGTGGAACGGCTGATTATTTATCTAGCTTGTTTACTTCAACACCTACCACCGATACGCAAAATAAAATAAAAACAACTTTAGAGGCTATTCGCAAAGTGGCTGCTAAAAAAGCATCTACTGAGGTTGACCAACAGCGTAAGATGGCACTGCGTTCACCTGGTTACAACCCAGATGCTGTAACGGAGGCGCTTACGTTTCCTGAATTAGCGCCTCGCGTTGTTGCGCCAGTGCCAGGCGCTTTGGGTGGTGATTTAGCCGCGCAAGCAGCCGCAGAATTGGCTCGTCGTAAAGCAGCAAAGGCAAAATAACATGGCCCTAGATTTATCAAAACTTTCAGACGCTGAGTTAGAAGCCATATCAAATGGTGAATTAACTTCTCTATCAGATGCAACACTTAAATCTCTTGCTGGCACGCCTACAGGAGATTACCGCGCAGAAGCATTACGCAAAGGCGTAGCATCAACCCCTGCAATGATTTCTGGGTTGGGCGCTCTTTACGGTGAAAGTTCTGCTGGTCAAGGCTCTGGCATACCACAATTAGTCCAAGCATTGCGTAAACCAAGCCAAGCAGAACCTCCACGTTCACCTGGAGAAGTATATTCTTCGGCGCAGCAGCCGGTCTATAAAAGCATTATGTCTGCGCTTGGCAGCACTGGTGCAGAACCTCAAACTGGTACAGAGAAAATTATTGCCGGTGGTTTGCAAGCTGGATCAGACCCGCTTTCTTATGCGTTTTCACCACTAGCTGCAATTAAGCGCATGGGGATGTTTGGACAAGCCTTATGCGTCCTGCGGAGCAAGCTATTGTTGGTGGCGGCGCAGAAGCTGGTGGCATGGCCGGTGAATATGCTGGCGGCAAAGTTGATATGCCAGGTACAGGCCGCATTGTTGGTGGTTTACTAGGTGGCGGCGGTGCGGCGTATGGCACAGGAACTTTACTAAAAGCTGCGCCATTGGGAGGCAAAGCCTATGATTTAGCTAAAGGTCAATGGGATAAGGTCAGAGGAACAGACCCCGAAGATACGCTACTTAAAGATGTAAACAACCGTATTAGCAACATCTTTATTGCAGCGGGTGCTGCTGACCCTAACTTTATGAAAACGCTTACCGACGCTGCTAAAGCGCAAGAAAGTGTTTTCCTTAAAGCACCAGGCGGCGTTGAACTCAAAATGCCAATATCGGCTATGCTTGCTGATAATCCGGTTATCAACAACTTCATTCAGAATCTATCAGCGCGTGACCCTGTATTCCGCGCTCAATATGGCGCTCAATATAATTCGGCTAAAGAAGCATTGGCCGCAAACCAGATTCGCCTATTTGGCGATCCTACAAAAGTAAGTGTTACTGCTGTTGGCACAGATTTATCTAAGGCGCAAGTTCGCAGAGTTCGTTCGTTGGACGAGCAGATAGCTGATGCTTACAAAGACCAATCAATTGACCCAAATATGTTTGGTCAACGTGTAGCTAATCTGGTCGAGAAGAAAGAAAAAGCAGCTTATGCTGAAGTCAAGCCTCTCTACACAGAAGCGTTTGATATTGCTAAGACTAAGAATCTACAATTGCCAGCCGAATCGGTTGATGACATTTACAATTTTGTTGGCAGTGAACGGGCGTCTGACATTTTTAAAACTTTCCCGTCTATCTACAACCGAGTGCAGTCTAGATTTAGGCCATCCACTGTTGAGCCAAGCGCCATCCTGACTGCTGAAGGCAAGCCAATGACGCCAGGTGGCGTTCAGTTTAGCGCGGCCACGATTGAGGACTTAGACTCTCTCAAACGCGAGATTAATCGACAGTTAAGCAAAACTGATGTTCCAAGTGAAATTCGTTTGCTTTCAGAATTCAAGCAGCGTGTTGGTGGGCATATTGACAACCTCGACCCTGACTTTGTAGCAGCGTATCGCAATGCTGACAAAGCATATTTGCAAAAAATTGGCTTGCCATTTGATGCGGCTACCTTACGCGCAGTTGACCGTAAAAAGTTTGTTGAACAAATAGCACCAGCAATCATTGGAAACAAGTCCAATGTTTCTGAGTTTGTTGCAGCTACTGGCCCTGAAGGATTGCAATTAGCACGATCTGCTTTTTTAGACAGTTTTACCAATGCCGCGCTCAAGAATGATGTTTTAGACCCCAAAGCTGCGGCCAAATGGCTCAAGAAAAATGAAGGCGGTGTATCGCTGGTGCCTGGCTTGCGCGATGAGTTGCAGGCAGCTACCACTGATGTCCAACAGTTGCTGGCAGAGCGTACCCGTCTTAACGCCGACTTTAAGCGTGTTGCTGGTGATCAGATTATTAGCGCACAAGGCGTTGGTAGCCCACAAGAGTTGGTTTCCAAAATGTACGGCGATGTCAAGTTCACCAACAAATTCATGCAGCAGTACGGAGCCAATAAAGATTCTGTTAACGCTGTGCGGTCATTCATGCTTGATGATTTAGTTAACTCAGCAGACCCAATTGCCCTATTGGCTGACCGCAATAAGTCGGCTATATTTAATCGTGTGTTTGGGCCGACTTACTCGCAAAAGGTGCAGGACTTCGTGACGGTTTCTGACCGAATGACACGCGATCTGACTAATGTGACATTTAAGGGCGAGACTGTACCTCGAACTCCAATTGAGCAGTTAACCGGAATACCACCTGAACAAATCCTATCTCGCATATACAACCCTGTATCTGGCGCAACTTACGCTATCACTTCATTGTTCAGTAAGTTCTGGGCCAAAAAGGCATCTGAAGCTACTGAAGCAAAGCTGAAAGAATTACTGCTTAACCCTAGCGATGCGGTCAAGGTATTTCAAGCTGTGCAACCAAAAGTCTCTGGGCTTGACCAGAAAAAAGTTCAAGACGCTATTGAAATCGGGCGAAAATACGGGATTCAGTGGGTATCTGACGCTGCTAATGACATTACTTCCGGCGCTGCTCGCGGTGCAGTGCAGCAATCGCAAGAACAAGAGTAAAACAGGATACCTCCAATGTATGCGTTTGTTTCTTTTTTTGGTTTTGCTACTGTCAGTGGCTCTGGCGCAGGACAAGTTAATCCTGTCTATAGAGCCGCCACCACCGCTGCCAAAAAAGCCACCAAAGGCAATGCCAGGATGCGCGGTACAGGAGCTATACGTTATTGGTTTGACAATGCACGACCCTTCGGAACGACACAAAGCCATGCTAGGCTGGCTGGATAGAACAAAGTGTAGTGGTGACGATTACGTCCTAATTTGGAATGCCCTACCGGAGTGGGCTGGTACTTCAGATAGCCCTGTGTTACGGGCCAAGATTATGGAGAAGGCAAGATGAACGAGTCATGGTTAGCCAAAAACATCCAGCCAATCACGGTTATATTCCTGCTGTTCTCTTATTTTTTCTTTGCGCTTTTGTCCGTCTTTGAGATGGAGACTAGAGGTGCATATGTTGACCTTCTAGGCCAAGCAATGATTATTGTGATTACCGCTATCTTTGCGGGTAAGACAGCAGAGAAAATTGTAGACATCCGAACCAACAAAGGAACTCCAAATGGCTCTTGACCCAGTATCAGCGCTGCTAGACATTGGCGGCAAAGTCTTAGACCGAGTTCTGCCCGACCCCGCGCAACAGGCTGCGGCAAAGCTAGAGTTGCTCAAGCTGCAACAGAACGGTGAGTTGGCCCAAATTACCGGCCAGATGGAGATTAACAAGGTAGAGGCGGCAAGCAGCAGCATCTTTGTCTCTGGCTGGCGTCCAGGCATTGGCTGGGTTTGCGGCGCGGGTTTCGCTGTCCAATTTGTCATTGGCCCATTAGCCGAGTGGGGTTCATCATTGGCCGGTCATCCTGTAAAGTTCCCCCAGATGGATACTGGCACCATGATGCCTCTGCTCCTTGGTATGCTTGGCCTTGGTGGATTGCGTACTGCTGAGAAGCTGGCAGATAAGGCATCGAAATGAACCTTAGCCCACACTTCACCCTTGAAGAATTAACCATCACAGATCACCGTGAGTTTGACAATACACCCAATGCCTCTGAGACCGCCAATTTGACCCGTTTAGCGGACTTTTTGGAGCAGGTCAAGGAAGCAATAGGCGGCAAGCCTGTGATGGTAAATAGCGCCTTCCGCAGTAAGGCCGTGAATGATGCGGTTGGAAGTTCTGACCGGTCTCAGCACCGGCTAGGCTGTGCTGCTGACATCCGTGTACCAGGCATGACGCCAGACCAAGTAGTCAAGGCAATTATGGCTGCGGGTTTACCCTATGACCAGTTGATACGCGAGTTTGACCGTTGGACTCACGCCAGCATAACAAATGACCCCAAGGGCAATCCTCGGGGCCAAGTGCTAATTATTGACCGGCAGGGTACTCGCCCGTACTAACTTCATAGCGTCCTTCAGGTCGCCGCGCAGTTGTTCAATAGCTTCCTGTTGGGCTTGCATTCGTAAGTACGAATCCAAAGCGAATTTAGCAAGATTCTCATTTGACCAGGCGGCGAAGTTTGGCAGGTCTGTCATTTAATTTCTTTGGTCTTGGTTTAGGACAATCTTCGGGTGGCACTACTGCACACCATACGGCTTGTGGCGGCAACTGCTGCTGGGCCTCTCTCCAACGGTCTATGTAAGTATCCGGCATATTTTGCAGCGCAGCATAAATTGTGTCGTGTCTTTTTTCTAGCCGTTCAGATATTTCTTTCGCTGTCAGGCCATCTTGGTACTGGTGCAGTAGCTGCCTAATTTTTGGGTGACTTGGTTTCATGTGTTCTCTTCTGGGGGTGTGCAAGTGTGTATCGCCATAGACTTGCGTGTCATCACTTCCCCCACACCATATAGGCCAGCAACGTTACTGTTGCGGTTACAGCAATCACGGCAAGCAGTGCTTTGAAAGTTTCTGTAATGTCATCATAGGGGTCAGCAACACTGCCCCAGCTTCCCCTGTTGATGTACGCATCATTGGCTTCCTGTGCGCGTTGCTTGCGTATAGGGCAGTCGCGCCCTTGTGTGCAGTGGCCGTTAGCGTTACAGCAGTTCATTTGTATTCCTCCATACGTTTGTTTAAACGCTCAATGCGGCCCATATTGAGATCAAGAACAGCCTTGGCATACTCGACTGCACCTTCGGCCTCTAGCCTGTCCAGATGGGCCTGGGCAAGTTCCCTAGCAATGACCTCTGTTGGCGTTAGGTTGCGGTAGTAGTCCTTTAGAAACTTTAAAAATCTCATGGTTTTTTTCCTTCTTTTAAAATTTCCAACCGTTCCCGATTGGCTCTAAGTGTGCAATACCGCTGGTGGATTCGCTCCAGCATTGACACACGTTTGTGTTGCTTGCGTTCTTCATCAAGCAAAACCAAAAGTTCGGTTTCGCTGTAATTGGGCAACTCACTCTGAAATTTTCGCCAGGTCAGCAATTTTTTTCTCCAGTTCGGCAATCCTTGCAGTCACCTTGTTGTAAGCCCGTGACGCAATGTTGTTTGTACGGGTTCGTATAGCAAGTTCCGCTTGCGCGGCTCTTAGCTTGGCCTTGAGTTGGGTTAATTTTTTGTTCATGTGCAAAAGTTTATCACACTTTTTAAGTTAAAGCAATCCAACTTCTCACGGCTAATTTCCTCTATTCATATCCATAACAATCCAAGGATTAGGCTTTACTTTCCAATGATTCTTGTCCCACCTTCTAAATTGTTTTCCAGTTAATTTATCTTCATAAATCACTGGATTTTCTTCCCAAGTTTCAATCAAAGAATTCATTTTGTCAGCGTGAGACTGTGCTTCTTCTTTGGTATAAAAACCTAAAGGAACTGGAGTTGGATCATTTGAACTCATTGCTCCCCACTTGTAATCAAAAGTCATTTCTTCATTCCTTTAGTTAAAGAGAATTTCTTTTCAACATCATTCCTGATGTTTGGCCTGGCTCAATCACAATCCAGCCGTTCTCATGGACTTCAATCAACTTTTCTTCAATCAACGGCCCTATGTACTTGCCCTTGTTTCCGTCTGCTGGTATTTGCGCCCTCAAGCTGTCCTTTGTGTATTTCTTGTTTTTCAAACCGTTGACCAATGCCCATTCATAAAGCGCACTACGGGTAAGGTAAGGTGCGCCGCCACGATCTTCTGCACCAGTAGCAAACCATGCCCGTTCAAACGATGAAAAGCCAAGCGATTCGCTTTTGCTCTTTGTTTCCGGCACTTGGCCTTTAACCACTACTGCGCTGGAAACGGCTTCTCCATCTTCATCAAACCAGCCAGGGATTGCCACCGATTCCAAATCAACATAAACCGGCGCAGCCATTTCGGCGTCCTTGCTCTTGCGCTGCACAATCTCAATGGACTTTTCGCCCTTGGCGGGTATGACGCTGATCTCAATGTCTAAGGCACCACGCCATGCGCTAGAGCCTCGTGCGCGGTGTTGGGCTTCGTCTGATACGCCCGTGTGGTGAACCAGAATCACTGTGCATCCAAACTCTTCCATTAGCGCAGCGCAGGCATCTAGCATGGTCTTGGCGTCCTGTGCGCTGTTCTCATCACCGGCCATGAAACGGTGTAGGGTGTCTACCGTGATGACACTTGGTTTTATCTTGAGCGCCCTGACCGCTTCCAAAACCTTCAAATATCCTTCGGGGGTGTTAAGGTCTACACCTGACTTGCTCACCCACATATTGAGGTTAGTGACTTTGTTGTGGTGTTTCCATGCTGCAATCCTACTTCGCAAGCCGTGGTGTCCTTCACCGGCCAAATACACCATGTTTCCAGGTCTTACCTTGTGGCCGAACCAGCTTGCTTTTCCGCTGGCAATGTGCAGCATCCAATCCAAGGTCACAAAGGTTTTGCCGCCACCACTAGGCCCATGCACCATCACCAATGCCTTGTCCTGTATCCAGTGCTTAACAAGCCACGATATAGGCGCTGGCTGCTCCGAAAACCCATCAGCATGGACTAGGTAGTCCGTTGCCACTTGGGGCTTTAAAAGCAGCGCTAAGTCGTGCCCTGCTTGAACGTAGTCATTGGCGTCACCTTCAATGGGCGGTGTTGTCATGCGTACCCCAAACTTTGCGCTTGCTTGCTCTGCGTAGCGTTGGCCTACACCACTAACGTCATTGTCGGCAACAATGCAAATGTCCAATGCCGGATGCGCTGCTTTCAAAATTCCAGTAACCGGCACTAGGTTGCTTGCGCTGTACGCCACGGCGCAAGGCTGACCCGTCACCTCGGCAATGGTGGCCGCTGTTGCAAAGCCTTCGGCAATGTAGAGAGTGCTGGCATCATCCATGCTGCCAACTAGCCAAAACATTGAGCCGGTCTGTCCACCTGGGTGGTATTTCTTATCACCGTCACCGGCAATGTATTGGATGCTGGAGAGTTCGCCATCCGAGTTATACAGAGGCACCATCAAGCGCCCGTCACCCGTAATCCGTGCGCCATTAGGCTGTATGCCCTTGCGCTGTAGGTAGGGATGCTCTGGGCTTGCGGCACCTGCTTGCGACCAAATTAAATCCACGGTGTTCGCGGCCACTTCGCGGGTCTTGGCTTGCTCTGCATCGCGCTGCGCCTTGGCCTCTGAGAGCCTGCGAGACTGCGCCATTTCCTCAGCTACCGTCAGGCTGCGCCCTATGTCTGCCTTCCAAGTAAGTTCTACGCCAGAGCGCCAGCAACCAAAGCGCCCTGCCGGTACGCCATCGTTAAAGGCTATGTACCAACCAGGCTTGTCGTGGCCCTTTTCGCCCTTGGTGCCACTGTTAAATCGGTGGACTTTACCGTCTAGGTGTATGGCCTCCGGTGGCTTTAGCCCTGCGCCAAGCATGGCGTCTTTTAGCTGATCCTCTGGTGATTCGATGTGTTTTTGTGCCGGTGGCGACCAAGGGCCACCAAGGATACTTGCGAGGTCTGACATTTATTTTTATCCTTTGTTAAAAAGTTGTTGACACTGTACCACGAACTTGTGCTAAGATACAACCACGTTACGAACTGAGTCCAGACGGTAACGCAAACAGAGAAGGAGAGCCACATGGCTATATCGTTAAAACGCACCAGCGGCCTTAGTGCCAACGGTGTTAAGTTGCTTGTCTACGGACAGGCTGGTGCGGGTAAAACAAGTCTGATTAAGACATTGCCAAGCCCCGTTGTATTGTCTGCCGAGGGTGGATTATTGTCTATCCAAGACGCTGACCTGCCTTACTTGGAAATCACCAGTATGGATGACTTACGCGAGGCTTACAGTTGGGTGCTGGAGTCTGACTACAAGTCGGTGGCGCTGGACAGCATCAGCGAGATCGCTGA